CACCAGATTATGCAGCTGAGCTAACAGATGCAGATTTTGAAGTTGATTCGGGGGATCAACAAGAAAACCCCCGGGGGGGCACTCATGCCTCCCTAAGCCCGATTTCGGAAACGAATGAAGGTAAAAATGAGCCGACTCTGTTAGAACCTATGGTTCCGGATGAGTCATTCTTGTTAAATCGTAATAACCCTCAAAAGTTATTACTTTATGATGAAGATGAAAGGGAAGATGAACCCTTACTAGATAATCAAAAATCATCAATTCAGTTGCCTAGAGCCCTAAAAAGCTTCTGGGATTTATTTCGAGGGCCGCCGGTAGCCCCCGAGCAAATTCAAATGACTGATATCTCCAACTTTGACTATGAGAACAGTCAGAGTCTATTCATCTCTATACCTGATTTTATACCCGAGATTTATGGGGGAGATGATTTAGACTTTCTCAGTGTTGCTGGTGTTAACCTAGAATACCATCATTTCTCAAGAGAATATTATAGAGATCAGGATATGCTTCGCTTAGCATCGGCTGAATTTCCGGGTAGAGAGATAGAAACATACTCAATATCAGCCCCAACACGAGATCTTACTTGGAAAGCACTCGAAAAATATAGGCTTCGAGAGACAGGTGCCATGAAATTAACTAATTATGAGGGCAAATACTTTGAAGATTTTGCTTTGTGGCATTTGGAGCAGAGAATTGGCGGTACTCACAAGCGCCAAACCTTTAGCCTTGACTCGATGAGCGCTGAATCGAGAAAGTCCTATCCAGGTATTTATTGTCGGAAAATAGGAGTACGACAAAAATCTGATAAATTGTATATTACTCAAGCCTTGGCCAAGAAATATGAAACTGCAATCTTGGAGGGCAAAAACCCAGCGCATGTATGGGCTTTAATTCCTGTCCCTAAGCGTCATAAGATTGACCAATCTGAAATTAGAATTGCATTCGCTCCGGAGATGTATTGGTATATACTCCAGTGGGAGCTTTTTGAATCTTTGTTTCAAGCAATAAAAGATTCTGGCTTGAGTGGGGATTTTGACCTTTTTCAAGGAAATTTCCATCGAGCTGTTTCACACCTAAAGCAAAATAATTGTGTTTACGAGGGTGTGGATTTGGTTGCCTTTGGGGGTAGAATAGGCCCTCAAATTTTCTCAATCATCAAAGAATGGTGGGGCTCCAAAATGCCCTATCAAGAGAAAGTTGTGTTTGACTACCTAATGGATGATTGCATAAACTCTGTATTTATGGTGCCAAAGAGTTTAGGCGGGGGAGCATATAAAACAAGATCTGGGTGGAAGGATGGACCCTATGGCACTACTTATTTTGATGCTATATCTATGTATATAGGATATCTATACATAGTTTTTCATAGGCTTTCTAATATAGAAATTAGTTCGTCTATAATCATGAACTATGGCACTAAATGGGGGTTAGCACAACACCTCAAAGCCGAGATTCATGGGGATAACTACTTAGCAACCTATCCTAGAGATTTAGCATTTTTGCTATCTTTTAATGATGCCCAAACACCATTGCTCCACTTGGGCTGGGAGATAAAGGAGATAACAATGGGACCTCCTGAGGCTTCTGAATTAATGGGCTTCCCAATATTCCCGATTAATATTCATGGAGCTCGGATCTTTGTAGGAAAAAGACCTATACAAAAGGTCTTGAGATCCTTGTTCTTGAGAAGGAAGCACTATTCTGATCCAGACCAAGATCTGGAATATCTTCGCCAGATAATCGCCTGTTTAATGATTACTGATGCATATTCTGATGCATACACATTTTTGTGTTATTTAAATAGCTACTATGGTAGCCCCAAACAGGACGCTTATGAAGATAGAGATGCTGAGACTCTTGCAGCATATAATGAGATTAAAGTAAGGGGTATCACGCCTAGGGAATTCTGGCTTCCTGCGCGATATAGAGACTCACCAGAAGTGTTGAGTTTGAAGCCTTCTAAGAATAGGAAGGCCCCATATAAAGAAATCACCGATGAACAACTATAGGTGAAAACTTTATTTAAAAATATAAAAATATGTATATAAAAATTA